ACAGAAGAATCTTCCACTTATTTAAAAGAGTCTCAAGTTCAGGCAATGTCACCACAAGAGTATGAAAAGCACTCTGATGAAATAATGGAAGCTATTCGTAGTGGCAAGTTTATATATGATATTAGTGGTTCTGCCCGATGAGTATTATATATGAACCAAAAAGTGAAATGGAGTTTATTGCTCCATTTGGCCCTACAATGGGTTACTTTAAAATGTCTGATGAATTTGTAGAAAAACTTAACAGTAAAATGACTGATAAGTTAGAAGATTACTCAGACAATTTAGTTGGTAAAGTTTCAGAGGAACTACATTTTGATGAAGATACTGTAACTGAGGTACAAAAAGAACTAGGTAAATTTGTATTACAGTATCAAGCATACACAGACCACAGAAACCATTTTGGTAAAAAAGGTTTAGACTTTGAAAACTTTAACTACGGTATTCAAATTGCTTCAGGTTGGTTTGTAAGGCAATTTGAAAATGAGTATAACCCTTTGCATATTCACACAGGCGGTAGACTATCTTGTGTTGGATATTTAAAACTTCCAGAGGGAATAGAAAAAGAGTGGGAAGAAGACTATAAAGACCACCATCCTTCTCATGGGCATATACAGTTTGCCTATGGAACGGCTGCTGGTTATACAAGCACTAACTTCTTAATTAAACCAAGAGTTGGTGACTTTTATGTTTTTCCTGCACAACTGTTTCACTGCGTATATCCTTTCTACACGAAAGGTGAACGTAGGTCTTTCAGCATGAATATGAATGTAATTGAAGTGCCGAAAGAAAAAAGTGTTGACAAATAGTTGAAATTGAATATAACTATAGTCAATAAGAAGTGTGCGTGTAGCGCAATATGCACACTTCAACCATGCAAACATACAGTCTTACGGATTACCTGAAGAGTTTGGCCTGACCCGTACAGTCACACCCAAGCAACGCAGCCTCTAATAGCCTTAGTTTGTATCTGTTTAAAACAAAAACTACCTAAATAAGGAGATGGTACTATGGCGTTTTCAACCGCTAGTGGGTACGGTAATCTTCCTAACGGTAATTTTTCGCCTATTATCTACAGCAAACAGGTGCAACTTGCTTTCCGCAAGGCCGCTGTTGCTGAAGCAATTGCCAATAATGACTACTTTGGTGAAATTGCACAGATGGGTGATTCCGTTAAGATTATTAAAGAACCCGAAATTACTGTCAAGGCTTATGCACGTGGTACAACTATCACACCGCAAGACCTTGATGATGAAGATTTCAATCTTACTATTGACAAAGCTAACTACTTTGCATTTAAGGTTGATGACATTGAAGAGGCACACAGCCACGTAAACTTCCAGCAATTGGCAAGTGACCGTGCTGCGTACCGTTTGGCTGACCAATTTGACCAAGACGTTCTTGGTTATATGTGTGGCTTTAAACAGTCTGCACTTCATGGTGTAGCAGATACTGCTAATACAACCGTAAATGGTTCAAAGGCAATTTCTACTGCAGGTACTAATGAACTGCTGACTGAAATGCAAGTTGATGCTAATGACTTTGGTGGCTCTGCCAACAATGGTATTGGTATTCAGCCACGCTTACCGGGTGCATCTGCTGTACCGGGGTCAGGCAATGCTAACCCAACCATGATTATTGCTCGTATGGCTCGTAAGCTAGACCAGCAAAACGTGGATACTCAAGGTCGTTGGCTTGTAGTCAATCCTGTATTCCTAGAAATCTTGAAGGATGAAGATTCAAAACTTCTGAACCAAGACTATGGTGAGTCAGGCGGACTTCGTAACGGACTTGTCGTTAATAACCTGCACGGCTTCCAAGTGTATGTTTCTAACAACCTTCCTGAGATTGGAACAGGTTCTGCCACTACTGGTGGTACTAACTCATCCAACTTTGGCGTGATTGTTGGTGGACATTCATCTGCCGTTGCTACCGCAGAGCAAATTAACAAGACAGAAACATATCGTGACCCTGACAGCTTTGCTGACATTGTTCGTGGTATGCATCTCTATGGACGCAAGATTCTTCGTCCAGAGGCTCTTGTTAACGCTCGTTTCTGTTTAGTGTAAGGGGGGATTGAATTATGGCTCTTGGTGATAATACTACTTCCGTAGCACGTGGAAATGACGCTCGTGGTCGTAAGCCTTACTTGCTTTCAGCAGAGTTAAACTTTGCTACTGCTGCAAGTGATAAAGGCACAGCTCTTGCTGCTAATGATGTTATTCCGGGTTTGACCATTCCTGCGAATACCCTAATCATGTGTGCTGGCTTTGAAGTAACATCTGCTCATACAGGTACTTCAACTGACACAGATTTTGATTTTGGTATCACAGGTGGAGACCTTGATAACTTTGTTGACGGTTTTGATTTTGATGGAGCATCTGCAGGTGACTATGCTTTTAAGGCAGGACAAACTCCTGTTCTTATTGGTGGCACTTCAGATACCATTGACATTGAAATTCAGGCAATGACAGGCACAACAACAGGTGGTAAAATCCGCATGTTTGCTGTTTGCTTGGATGTTGATGACCCCGGTGACATGACTGCTCAAGAAGTAGACCGTGATACACTCGCATAACTAAGTTGAGGGGGCAGGGCAACTTGCCCCTTCTTACTCTTATTAGAGAATATTATAAATGGCTGAATCATATCTTACACTTGTAAACAAAGTTTTGACCCATCTGAATGAAGTAGAGTTAACATCATCTACTTTTTCTACAGCTAGGGGTGTACAAACACAAGCAAAGAACGCTGTTAATGAAGCTATTAGATATATAAATCAAAGAGAATTTAATTATCCATTTAACCATGCTACACAAACAGAAACACTTGTAGCTGGTACAGTTAGGTACAGTTTACCTGCCTCAACTAAAACTGTAGACTATAATACATTTAGAATTGTAAAAGATGAAGACCTAGCTGTGTCAGGTGGCAAGCTGGGTAAATTAGATTATAACGAATACATTAATACCTATATTACTCAAGAAGATGAAGTAGTAACAACAACTCTTAATGGTTCTCATTCTGATTCTGTTACTACGTTAACACTAACATCTACCACAGGTTTTGATAGCGCAGGTACAGCACACATAGGTAATGAGGTAGTATCCTACACAGGCATACTAGGTAATGACCTAACAGGTGTTACACGAGGCGCACAGGGTACTACAGCAGCAGCATATGCAAGTGGTGTGCAGGTAGCACAGTTTGCTAATGGTGGTGTACCTTTATTTATTGTCAGAACACTAGACAATAATTATTTACTATATCCTTTTCCAGATAAACAATACTCATTAAAATTTGACTACTTTACTTTTCCATCAGATTTATCAGCACATGATGATACAACAACCATACCAGATAGGTTTGCTCCTGTAATTGTAGATGGGGCAACTGCATTTGTATATCAGTATAGAGGAGAGTCACAACAGTATGGTATTAACTTTGCACGTTTTGAGCAGGGTATAAAAAATATGCAAACTCTTCTTGTTAATAAATTTGAATATGTCAGGTCTACTTATCTGCCGCATCAAGGATACTCAGGAAGTGCGAACATAAATCCAAGGGTATCATAAATGGCTGACCAATCAGGAACACAACCTTTTTCATTTAACTGTGAAGGTGGGCTTGTTTTAAACAGGTCTACTTTTATTATGCAACCGGGTCAGGCACTAGAGTTAACAAACTTTGAACCTGATATTGAAGGCGGTTACAAAAGAATAAATGGATTTAAAAAACACGTAAATCAAGTTGTACCATTTACATCTTCTACCTCTGAAGCCGTGTTAATGGTAGCATTGTTTAACAAGTTTACACTTGCAGCTAGAGGCACTAAAATATTTAGTTCAGCTTCTACTACAATAACACTTAAAATATCTGCAAGTGATACTATGAGTGGTTCTGGAACTATCAATGCAAAAGACACATCTGCATTTAGTTCTAGCGGCACAATACAAATAAACTCTGAGATATTTACCTATACTGGTAAAACAGCAACATCGTTTACGGGTGTTACACGTGCAACAAGTAGTACATCTGCTGCGGCACATGTTGCTACAGATATTGTATCAGAAACTTGGACAGAAAGAGATACAGGCAGAACAAGTGCAGGTCGTTATCAGTTTGAGCGTTTTAACTTTGATGGTAACGAAAAAATAATAATGGTAGATGGTGCAAA